AGGCCATCAAGAAGCCAAAACTTGCGCCATCTTTGTCAAAGTCGTATCCGTTAGCTCGAAAGGCAACAATGATGCTTGGCACAATCTTTTTGCCCACAAAGGCAACTGGGTTAGTGCCATCGTAGGCTGGCGGTTTCCAGTTATAGGTCAGAATGTCACCTGGTCTGCAATCGCCCCGTACTGCCAGCAAGTATTTGCCCAGTTTGACGATCTTGGGCGTAGTAGGCGAAATGATGCGCTTGTCACCGTCTGTAATCTGAGAATCTGCCCCTAGAATGGCAAAATCAGGCCCCTGGAAGGCAATGGCGGTAGTCATGGGGTAAGTGTAGGGCAAGGCGTGAAAACCCTAGCAATTCCCCAATTTCTTCGGGTTTTCACGCCTTACGCTGACCCTAACACGCTCAAAAAGCGTTATCAAATTGTTACAAAAACAGGGGGTCAATTTCGCCCTTGCGTATATACAGGTGCTATTTTTATCTCAATGGGGAACGGCCCCTAAAGATCGGATAGCAAAATGTTAAATCAACTATGTATTGAAAAAAATGCTCATCAATGGGGCGTTTGTTTACAGGTTTGTGCTGATTGTGGTGTTAAAGATTTAATTACTGTTAATTTATGTGAAGATAATCGTGCATATTTTTGCTACACCTGCACTAAGCAAAAGGTGGGTGCATAATGTCAGTATCAAAATCACTAGCAATTGAAATCACTGATGAGATTGAAAAATCAGTTAAGGCAATTCTTGCAAAGCACAATCTTCAACTATTAAAGCAAAACACAAAGTATGGCAATGAATACAATTACACTGTAAAGGCAGTTGCAGTTACTTTGAGTGAATCAGGTGTAAATCTAAATTCACCTGAAGCACAAAATTGGTTGGCAGTTGGAACTTCTTATGGATTCAAAAACCCATCAGATGTTCTAGGCAGTACCTTTATTCATGCTCGTAAGGAATACAAATTTATGGGCATCAATCTGCGCAAAGAAAAGTTCCCACTTTCAGCAATTGAAGTTGCAACAGGAAAACAATATGGATTCCCATTAAAGGCGCTTATGCAGTTGCCTGACTTTGATGAAACTCAAGTCTCAACTTGGATTCGTGGAGATATGGGTTTGCCTTTTAATGCAAAGGTAATCTCATTATGAAACTAAAAGATGTTGCTGATTACCACTTAGAGCAAGCAAAAGAAGCAAACTCTTGCAACGAACGCCAGCAAGAGCAATCTCATCTTGAGATGCTTTCAGCGCTACTTGAAGAAATAGGTGCATAATGACAAACACAATCAACATTCAAGATATTCTTGAAAAGATTAAGGAAACTGCACCTGAAGGCGCAAGTGTTTCTTGGGAATATCCAGGTTACATTTCAATTTATCTTGCTAACAAAACTGAAATTGCTTTTGGGGAAAGCCTTACATCAGATAGTGGCTATACCTGGAATGATTTTAATTTTGAAGGTAGAAATCAATATGCAGGTGGCTTTGACGATCTAGGCAACCTGGATGCCATTGTGGCTGAATTTTGGAATCAGACTTCAGAGGCGGTTGCATAATGTTTTCAACTAACTACACCTGCAAGTGCAATGCCTGCAAAGAAACATTTGAATCAGTTATGAAGGTCAACTTATGTCTGCCTTGCTTTGAGGCATACCTAGCGAATTTGGAGAAAAACTAAATGGGTGCTATGAAATCTTTGGTAATTGATATTGCTGACACGATGTATCAAATCAGCCGCGATCTGAACAATGCAAGTGAATCAGGTGATTTTGATTTGATGAAGGAATCACTGCGCAGGGCAATTGTGAACTCTGCCCTGACCATTGCACAAATTCAAGAATTGGAGCGTTGAGATGCTTACAAAGCGTGGCAAGCAAGTACGCGCAATTGCTCTTTTGATTGGCGTAATCTTGATTTGGCAGGTTTCTGCAAATCTTTGGTGGGTTGGCATTGATGCACCTAGCGCCCAGTTTCTTGGCTGGTGTTGGGGTTCAATGAGTCAATGCGTAGTTTTATGACTCCACTTAGATCAATCCGCGTTGCCACCGACCTTTGGCAATCGGTACAAGCCAAAGCAAAGAAAGAAGGCACCACCGCCACCGCAGTCATTGTTGAGGCATTGCGTAGATACATCAAATAATTAAAGAGACGAAAAACCCCCTGCAGGAACGGCTGCAGGGGGTTTTTCTATGGGGGCGTTTTAGCGCCTAAACTTAACTTGTGGCGATTTCGCCAGCAATTGCAAAATATGCAGCGCCATCCACAAAACTATCAAGATGATTAGGTGATTCAATCAATCTTGCAACCTTGACAAGTGCAAGGCACATCGCAGCTTGAGATGGAGAAATTTCTTGTTCTAAATAAATTGACCATAAACCAGCAATGCGCTGATGATTTGTTAATGGCTTTCCGTAATTCTTATTGCGATCACCGTGAGTGAGATGTTTGGCTTCATCTAGTATTTCGCCTCTATCCATCCTCCCCCATCTCATACCAGCCATCGCCCCAAAGGGTTAATAATCGCTGAAAGTAAGCCTCGTATTGAAGGGCGATAGTATCAAGGTTATAGAGTGAAACTGCACGATTGCGGATTTTAGCGCGGTCTAGGTATCTCACACCTTCGGCTGCCTGCATAAATTCACGCAAAGTACGGCATCTGAAGCCTGAAGTTTCAGGGTTGTTCTCAGTAAATGCACCCCAATCAGTTGTGATTGTAGGCGTACCGCAAGCCTGTGATTCAATGACCACATTGCCAAAAGGTTCTACATAAAGAGTTGGGGCAAAGGTGGCTATCGCACCGCCCATTAACTTAGCGCGTTGGGCAGGTCCAACTGACCCTACAAACTCGCCGTATCCTGATTGTTCGCCAGGACCAGCCAAAATCAATCGCTTGCCTAATCTTTGGCAGACTTCTTGGGCAATTCGGTAGCCTTTTCGGTCAATTAAGCGACCAATAAACAGGTAATACTCACCCTTTTCATCCCCCTTGCCATCTCCCAGTGGGAACATTTCAGGTTCTAAATACCCTGGAATTACCGCATCGTAGAACTGGCCATCGGCAGTAGTCGGGTTTTTCCACCCTGCATAGATTGAGTGCATCCAGGCATAGGACTCAAACACCCGATACTTGGCAAACACACCGCCGTAGCCAACGCCAAACTCCACCGACATATGGGCAGGAAAGGCATCGGCAATTGGCTGTTGTGCGCTGCCGCCGATAAGGCAAATGAAATCTTGCGGTTGAATTCGTGAGGCGATACCTGCAATGGCCTTTGAGTTGAAGTAATCCCACAATGGACCGCTAAACGGGAATTGCGTGTAATGAGGCACCCACTCAAGGGCGGCCTTTCGCATATCGTCATTAACGCAAGTGATCAGTTCAGTAACAGGTGCTTCGACCTCATCGCCAGCATAAAGGAATACTTCGTGGCCTAGATCGTGCATCATTATGCAGAATCGGCGCACCTTTTCAGTAAAAGCGCATCCTGCAAACTCTTTTGTTACCTGTGTGTGTGGCAGTGCCACGATGTGAAAACGCAATTGATTCCCCCGAATCTTCTTTATTTAGCCAAGAAGTAACTTAGCCTCATCTGCAGTAATGCCCAACTTTGCTAACAATGCTGCCTTTTCTGCAGCCTTTTGTGTTGCTTCGGCTTCTTGAGCTACACGATCAGATTCAGCCTTTGCCTTATCTACTTCGCGTTGTGCCAATTCATCGGCCGTTAATTCGCGCTCTGTTACTTCGCCTGTTTCGCAGTTTACTTCAATTGCTGTTGTCATTTTTCTCCCTATGAGTTCTTGATGCCGTAAAGTGTTGCAGTTGAATATGCCGCTAAATTGTAACCAGTATCAGATGCAAGAGCGATGCTAGTTATTGCTGCAGTGTTTGATAAAAGACCCGCTGCAAAAGCCAAAGCAAAATCTAAGATAGCGGCGCTATTTGATTCTGCTACTGAATCCACAGAGATTGATTTGTAATTTGCAGAAGTATAATTTGGAATATAGATTTCATTATTTGAAAATGTATTGGCTGTTGCTCCTGATGTTGGTATATGCCCTGAATAAACATCGCCAGTTCCACCCACATTTGATAAACTTCTCACACCATAATCAGGTCCAACATATTCTAAATCTTTGTTTGTATAACCTGTTGTAATGCCGTTAAATTTTAATTGACAATTTTCTACCGCACCACCAGCAGCCAATCTTGCAGACCACTTAATAACAAGATCAGTGTAAGTTTGTGGAATTGCAGTAAATGTCATACTTGCAGCTTGTGCAGATAAAGAAACGGATGCAATCTTAGTAAATGTATTTGGCATAGTCTAAGCCGCCTTAATTCCGTATAGAGTAAAAGTTGAGCCAACATCAAAATTTCCGCTTGCATAGTATTCAATTGCATTTATTGCAGCAGTTGAACGCCAAACGCTTACTAATGCCTCAGTACCTCGACTTGCATTGTTGTTTCTTACTAAAACTGCCTTAAATGCAGTTGTATTTGAATAATTCATAAAATGACAAATAGCGTTAAACAAAAAACCGCTTGCATAAACTTGCTGTGTTCCAACAATATAATTATCTGCACTTTTACCTGAACTTGCAGAAGCACCATCGCCACTCAAATATACACGACTAAGTGTGCTTGAAGTATTCAACTTATATTGTGGGTAAATGTCAGCACTTTGCGCTTTAGCATTGACTACTAATATCAAATCGGTATAGGTGTTAGGGATAGAACTAAATGTGATTGAGGCCGTTGCTGACCCAAGAGTATTAGTTGCAATCGGCTCGTATGTTGATGGCATTACTATCCCCTGATTCCGTATAGCGCAAAAGATGAGTATTGATTAAAGTTAGACCCATTCAGAGGCATTAGTTTTATAGTTCCTGTAGCACTTGCGGACATCCAAAGACCAGATGTTACATCTATTGCAGTGCCAAATCCTGCAGAAACTGCGTTGTCATCCATACCACCAAGTGAACGCACTGTCTTATATTTATTTGTGTTGGCATAATCTAAAATATCTATAACTATTCCACCAAATACACCACCTGCTGTGCTTCCAATTACTCCAGCGTTGGCACCTAAAATAATTTTTGTTTGAGTTGTTTGCCCTTGTCCTGCAGCACTTACACCATTGCCGCTTAAATCGTGGTAGGCATAGTTAGAACCAGTATCAGCAGATGTGGTTCCTAATTGAAGTTGGACACCATCGCCGCCAAAAGTGGCTCTATTTGTTTGAGCAAATACTCTAATTTGCAAATGCTGATAAGTAGCAGAAATACTGCTAAAGGTAATGGATGCTGTAGCCGTGCTTAAAGTAGTTGTAGCGATAGACTCATAAGCTGTATCAACAAAGACAGCATTGCCAGCCAACATATCGGCATAACGCGCAATGGTGGACATACCACCCGCGTTACTCATCTTGTAGATGTTGTTATTTGATGGCATTAGGAAATCTCAACTCCTGAAATATGAAGGTTGATCGTGGTGGCAGATGCGCCGCCCTTGATCGTCTGAGTTGTAGCCAACACTTGCTTGAGTGGAATCACGGTTGAATCATAGGCCCCAACAGAAACTGTTGTTGCAATGCTTACATCGTTCAGTGAGATTGTAAATGTGCCAGCCGACCCTGCAGTGTTAGTAACCACAATGTCAGTTACAACAGTTGTTGTTGATGCTGGAACCGTGTAAAGAAGTGTGGTTGTGGTTGTAGTTGCAGCACCTCGAAAGAGTACCTTTGATGTTTGTGGCATTAGTTATAGCTCCAGTTTCTTGTCATTTTAGAACGCACCCATAATTACCATTGTGAAGTCTGATGGGCCAGTGGCACCTGTAGCGCCAGTGGCACCTGTAGCACCGTTTGTTCCAGCAGCACCACTTGCACCTGTTGCACCAGTAGCACCCGTTGCCCCTGTTGGGCCAACTCCATCTGTAACATTGATCTGACCAACCATAGATGAGTGGTATTGGCAGGCATAATACAAAGTGTTGGGTGCATCAAATGCTACTTCCCAAACAATGTTGCCAACCTGCGCTCCATTATTTGTTACACCTGTGTTGTAAAGATTTCCACTGCTATAAGCACCTGAGACTGTCTGAATCCAAAATGGATGACCTGAAGCATTTACAGCAAGTGTGTATTTCATACCACGAATGACTGTCAGTGTTGGGTTGTTAGCACCGTTGATCACATAAGCGGCTGAACCACTATTTGTAACATTAAATGTAATGCCGCCAGTTGGCCCTGTAGCTCCAGTTGCACCGCTTGCACCAGTAGCACCAACAGGGCCAGTGGCACCTGTAGCACCAATCGGTCCAGTAACGCCAACATCACCCTGGATGCCTTGCACCCCTTGTGGACCCGTGGCACCCGTGGCACCTGCAGGTCCTGTTGCTCCAACTACACCCTGAATACCTTGAGGCCCTGTTGCACCAACAACACCTGTTGCACCAACTGCCCCGCTTACACCGACAACGCCAGTGGCACCTACATCGCCTTGAATACCTTGTGGCCCTGTAGCGCCGATTGGCCCTGTCGAACCTACTGCGCCAGTTACTCCAACAACACCTGTTGCACCGACTGGGCCAGTAGCACCGATTGCGCCAGTTGGACCTACGGCACCTGTTGCACCGACTGCACCTGTTGCACCAGTTGCGCCTGCAGGTCCAGTTGGACCCACAACGCCTGTTGAAACAATTGCCACAATAAGTGCGTGATTGTTTGCAAAGTTTGTTGTGCCTGTTCCACCTGATGTTGTCAGCGTTACAGGAACTTCAACATAACCTGTCTGCATTGTTGGTGTTGCAGATACTGTGAACTTTTGAAAGTTATCAGACAGGTTCTTATCTTGCACAACAATAACATCGCCTGTTTTAATTAAAGCTAAGAAAATGTCAACATCTACACCATCTGAATTGATGTGGCTTATGTTGATCTGTGTTGCAGATGCTTGCGTTGCATTGTTCCAAATTAAATCACCATTGCCAGGGTTTCCTGTTGTGATTGTTGTGTCTGCTCTGTAATCGTAATAGTTTGCACTGCCACCATCGGCACCAGTTGCACCTGTAGCACCAGTAGCACCTGTTGGACCAGCAACGCCAGTGGCACCGATAGGGCCAGTTGCCCCAGTAGCACCGATTGGACCTGTAGCACCAGTTGCACCAATTGTTCCCGCACCTGTTGCACCTGTAGGCCCTGTTGCACCTGTTGCACCTACCGCGCCATTGGTTCCCGCTGGCCCTGTTGCACCAGTTGTTCCTGCGCCAGTTGCACCTGTTACACCTGTTGGACCTGTTGCACCTTCAATTCCTTGTGGGCCAGTTGCTCCAGTTACACCAGCACCTGTTGCGCCAACTACACCTTGAATACCTGTTGCACCTGTTGCGCCAACTACACCTTGCACACCTTGTATGCCTTGAATCCCTTGTGGACCTGTCGCACCTGTTGGACCTGCAACGGTTGAGGCAGCACCTGTCGCACCTGTTGAACCTGTAGGTCCTGTTACACCTGTTGCACCAGGAACTGTTGATGCTGCTCCAGTTGCACCTGTTGCGCCAGTCGGACCTGTTGCACCTTGAACACCTGTCGGACCTGTCGCACCTGTTACACCAGCACCTGTTGCACCCGTTGCACCTGCAGGCCCTGTTGGACCTGTAGCGCCAGCAGCACCTTGCGGGCCTTGTGCATTAGAGATAGTGACATCAATATCTTCAGTGTTAATCGTTACAACGCTTGTGGCCATTATCGAGTCACCTCTGCAGAAATGTTAAGTTCACCTTGTAGCAAGCGGGTGACAATGCCACCGCTTGATTGTAGCTCTAAGTCATAAACATACTCACCCTTTGGCAACACGGCAGTTTGTGTTGCAGTCTGATCTAGGCTGATGGTGCCAGCAGCACCGCCAAGAGTAATTCCAGCACCTGTTGTAAGTGAGAGGATTGTGTCAGTTTCATCAACATCAATGCGTGCCTGTAGGCGAGCAATGTAACCAGTAAGGTTAACTGCTACATTGTCAATTCTCCAAGTCATAAGAAGATTGAAAGTTGCACCTTGCTCTATTGTGAAGTTGTATTCACCTGCCATTATGTTGCTCCAAAAACTAGGGGTGGATTACTTTGAGCCGTTGCCAAATTCTGTTGCTGATGAATCTAAGTATTTCAAGATTGGACCTGCAGCGCCAGCAACGGCGGCCATTCCAAGAGTTTTTA